CAATCAATTCGGGGTTAAACCTAATCCAGCCTAGAGTTTCGTCGTAAACCGCTTCTGTTTCCGCGATAGCGACTTTGGCCCCATGAACCGGATGCATAAGATAAATAACAGCCATACAAACCCCACAAAAAGACAGGCGGGCCGAAGCCCGCCCGTCAAATTAGCCCGCAATACGGTACAGGCTGTAAGCCGCGTCGCCAGTCTTGACGGCGCGGAACAGAACACTCTTGGACGCAACGCCAGCACCAGAAGTGCTTGCGAGCGACCAGCCAGTGCCGATTGCAATCGTAGGAACGCCAGCGGCCAGCGCAACGAGCGCAAGGTCAAACGAACTACCTACTTTGGCGCTGGAAAATGCAGCGTCAGTGAGAGCAGCCGTAGGCAGCGTAAGAGTTCCTACGCTTGCCGAGTTGTAAACCACTATGCCTGCGGCAAGATCGTTTACCGTAAGCGTTGCAGTGGCTGTGATTGTTGTCGGGATAGTGAAGTTAGTGAAGGAAATCTGAGTAAGATTGCCGTCACCAACTTGGTATCCGCCGGAACCATTAGGAAGTGCCATTTTAATTCTCCTGTAAAAAGTTGGCCCCGGCCAAAGCCGGGACCACAATTAAATCAACCAAACATACGGACGGCCATCTGTGGACGGATGACGCTGTAGCCGTACAGAACGTCAATACGGCAAGGCATACGGTCGTTGTTAATGTCGTACTGACGAATAACACGCAAGCTAATGCCGTTATGCACCTGACGCGAAGCCATATCCACACCCTGCGGAAGCAGAAGATCGGCGGTTGCGAAGGTGATAGCGTCCTTGTGGTATACAAGGTTCTGCGGATATGACGACGAGGCAGCACCGATAAAAATAAGTGCTTTGCTGGTAGCTGGCAACGTCAACACAGTAGCTAGAGCGTGCGCAGCCGAGTACATCGGGGCCACGGTGACAGTAGCAGTCGTGGTAACGGTCGAGGACGCCAGAGCTACAAACTGAAACAACGAACCTGTGCTTTCACGGGTCTGCGGGTTCACTGCGTAGCAATCGGCAATCGTAAACACATCGCCAGCAGTCAGAGTTTCACCCGAACCGACAGTCAGCGTCAGTGTGGTTGATCCTTCAACCGTCACAGCAGCGCCGGTAGTGTTGCCGGTAGCAGCGCGGGTGCCGGTCGTGAACTGCTTGATTGACTGCGACATATTGATTTCGTCGTAGCCAAGCACGCCCGTGCCCATCATGCCATTCTTGAACTGCCTGCTAATAGTATCAGTCGGGTTGAAGAAACCCTTCATGCCTTCAACCAAACCAGCGTTTGCAGCGGGGTTAACCGTTGCATAGCGCGGAGCCATACTAGCAGCAGCTTCGTTCAGCTTCTGCTGTGCCTGAAGCAGAACCGCCGAGGTAGTCGGCGCGGTGCCGGGAGTTCCGACGGAGTTGCCAATGTACTTGTAAGAGTTGGCAACGTCGGCGTCGATGCTCGAAGCAAGCTGCGAGATACGAGGCGCGAGAACACGCGCGGCAAAATCGTCCATCTGCATGGTCAATTCGGCGGTCGTGAAGTTTACGCCGATATGCTTCTGCGAAGAAACAGTCAGGGTCGTAAATTGCTCGTTATCGTCCTGAACCTGAAGCGCAGCGCCGTCCGTAACCAAAGCGCGGTCAGGCAGGCGGATACGCAGGGTCGAGCCGATTTTAGCGCCTTCTGCGGCAAAGCTGTCATCGTACTGACGATTGACATTGCGGGTAAGAACAAGATTATTCTCAAGGATTTCAAGAGCCTTGCGAGTAATCATGTCGATAGTAAGGATTGAGTTAGCCATGATTATAGTCCCAAATTAACGGTTGCGTTGTGCCTCATTCTTTTTGACCTGTCGGTTGCGTTCTGCTTCAATCCAATCGGACGTAGACATAGTTTTGATGCTACGCGGGTCGGTCGTATCGTAGGCAGGCGTTCCAGAAGAACGAGCGGTAACAGGCGCAATCGGAGCCGGGGCGGTTGAAGTTTTCTTAACCGGCGGGTTAGACGCCAATGTGGCCTCAAGTTTCCCGATTTCTTTTGCTTGCAAGATCGGCGGCAATTGGGCAATGCGTCCAGCTTCCTTGGGGTTTGATCCTAGCCAATAAATGACATCAGGACCAATATCCGAGGCTTGGATAGCTTGAGCCATATACTCCGTGACGGGGAGATTAGTGTTGTAAGCAACCTGATCGAAATCGTCGTACTTAAGCCTAATATCTTCTTCGCGGTCGTAATATGCCTCTGCAATCGTGGCTTGCTGCTTTGCGGCTTCCCGCTGGGCTATCAGTTGTTCAGCATACGCTTCAATACTGGCAGCGTTTGCCGGGTCTACGTAGTCAGGTATGTCTTGACTACGTTGAACTGGCGCACGCTGCGCTTGCTCACGTTCCCATTTGCGTTGTTCTCTTGCGAGGCGTTTGCCGACAATGGCGTCAAGTTCTTCTTGTGAGAAGACCTTAGCTGCTTCCTGTTCAGCAGACGTATCCGGCGTAGAATTGTCTTCAGGTTCGATTGCCGCCGTGGCGTCGAGTTCTGGCGCGGGAATTTCCGCTTCAATTGGAACAACTTCGTCCATGTTTAACCCCTAAGAGTTCCCGGTAAACCTTGCCGGTACGGTAGTTAGTCAGGCAGTAAGATTAGCAACCTTTGCCTGAAATGCTTTAACGCGCTCGTTAAGAGAGGCGGTGTCTGTGTCCAGTTTGGCGCGGCGGTCTGCTAGATCAGCATCCAACTTTGTTTGCCTAGCCTCATGAGTTTCGCAAGCCCTTAGCCGAATGGCAAGGTCAGTCTCGGTATCTTTGACCTTGACCGCCAGCGCGGCTTCACCGTCCGAGACAGCAACTTCGCGGGCCTTGACCTTTACGGCGGCGGCTTTGGTTTCGGCGTCAATCGCCGCCGCGCCAGCCTTGGTAGCTGCAACTACTGCTCTGGCGGCTTCCAATTCATTGGCCGCAGCTTTGCGATCAGCAATGGCTGCTTCAGCAGCCGACAACGCGCCTTGGCGGATAGCAAGTTCATCGCGCAAAGACGCCATAGACGCCAAATCTTGCGGAAACTGTTTGGTAAAATAAGTGACGTAATCAACGCCGGGTGTATCGCCAGAAATGTTCATGTCAGCGGCCCTTATGCGTAGAAGCTGATGTTGAGTTTGGCAGACGCCGTTTGTTCAATAAACTTGATCTTGTTAAGATCGCCGTCGTACTGAAGCGTTACACCAGCAGCAAGCGGCATACCAATAGCCGCCGTTGGGGCTGTGCCATCGTCGCGCCAACGCACGCCCTGCGTTTCGGGGGTAATAAGCGCAATTACAGGTTTTAAGTTAAGGCCCGTCACTGGGTCAATCTGCGGAACCGTAAGCCCCGTTGCGCTGGTAAGTACGCTGATCTGCTGGTATCCAAGGCAGCTAGTTATTGCCTTTAAGTTAATAGCCATCAAAATCTCCTGCGTTCGGTAAACGAACGTATATCAATAAAATACTCAACAGCCGCAACAGGGATAGGTGCCCCGCTCGCCACAATGCTTACAGATTGACCAGTTACCGAATATACCCCGTTCTGCGCGGAAAGCAAGCGGGAGAATAAAACGGTTATGTTTTGCCCGGTTACGGCGTAGGTGCCGTTGGACGCCGTGATGAGTTTGCTGCGGTCAATGCCGACCGACTGACCAGTTACGGCGTAGGTGCCGTTGGACGCCGTGATGAGTTTGCTGCGGTCAATGCCGACCGACTGACCAGTTACGGCGTAGGTGCCGTTGGACGCCGTTATGGTATAGTTATTAGGCGCGTTTAAAGTTGGAATAGAGGCAAACGGCGTATCGGCAAAAGGTGAGAAACCAAACATACCGGCTACCTCCTTTTGCTGGCTACGGCTGCATTATACCACTTTGTGCGGTACACGGCTACTACGGCTGTTCCGGTATTCGAGGCATCGCTACCTAAGCCAGTGTGGCTTCGTCTTGGGCTTAATCAGCCATTGGTCCACCCGCATCACTAAAACAGCATAAAGAAATTGCCCGGCGGGGCCGTAAATATCACATTTGTGTTGCCGCCGCCATTCGTTGAGTTTGTCCCAACGTAAAAGCGGTTTGCCTGATTTACGTTGATGTTCGTGACACCTAGAAAATCAATGCCGCTGGTAATGTTGGTCAGAGTGACCGCGCGGGGGCTGCCTAAACCTGTCAAAGTGACAACATTGCCCGAAGTGCCTGTAACACGCCAAGTGCCGATGGTTCCCACGTTGCCATTGTACTCGATGGTGTGCGCCACCGTTTTTATTGAGGCAAGCTCTGAAAAAGAGGGGACGCCAGAAAGGCGAAAACTAGATATTCCTGTTGCTCCGCCTATGGTCAGCTTATTAAAAGTCAGGCCCCCAGATTGAAAATCTCTGGATGAAACGGTCGTGTTGCTCGCCAAAATATCAGCGGTGTCTTTGTTAAACGTCAGTCCGGTAACGGTAATAGTTCGCCACAGCACACCGCTGCCAGTCAGCGTCCACAGCCCAGAACCCATCGTAATGGTTCTGGTGTTTGAGTTCTCAGAGCTAAAAAGTTCCACTGTGACATTATAGTTTGCTGCATCAAACGTCCCCTCTGTGATGGTCAGAGTTCTTGTAGATGTATTCAGCGCATCGCCAAGCGTTACCGTAATACCAGCGCCATTGACCGTCACGCCGCTGAACGTCTTGCCCGCAGTCGTAAGCGTCCCCGTGCCGGTGAGCGTCATCGTCCCGGTGTGGGTGTAGGTCATCCCCGCAACAAGCGTAACGCTGCCCGCTACGGTAATAGCAGACGAGCCAGTTATCGTGCCGGTGAAGCCTGTGCAGGTGATGCTCTTTGCGCCAGTGTTACCCGCAGCAATCGTGCAAGTGCCGGATGAGGAGGCGTCAAAGAACACATCGTCCGCACTGGTAGGAACCGCTGCACCGCCAGCGCCACCGGAAGTGGTCGCCCACTTAGTGCCTGCCGTGCCGTTCCAAGATGCGGTTCCGCCTACCCAATACCTACTCGCCATCGCTGACACTCACAGTCTCAGGCTCAGGCGGGTTCTCGACAATGAACAGCCAGTTGTTCAGCCGCTCCGTCTGCATCTCCGTAATCTGCGCCTGTGTGTAGATGTGATCGGCAGGCAGATGCAGCGCGTCACGGAACACGCCGTAGGGTGTCATGAACTCGAACACGATCTTGATCATGCCTGTGTCACCGTTGCAACCGCATCCCAAAAACTATCCGTGGCGTTATAGACGCAACCCACATAGGTGGTTTTTGACGCCACAGTGGTCGTCGGCAGCGTGATGCCCACCGCCCTGAAAGCCCCAGCAGTTATCGTCCAAGTAATGCCGCGCGCGGTGCCGTTGTCTTCAAGCCGGATCATCAGCTTCTGGCCGTCAACCGGAGTGCCGCTGGGCTGCAAGAACGTAATAGCCCCTGTAAGCCCCTCCGCCTTGTAAACGTCCGTCGTGTCGCCGTTAATCGTGAGACTGCCGGTTGTGCCGGATGCAGCGACGACACGCGGATCAATTCGCTTGTTCGTTAGGGTCTGCGTGTCAGTGGTGCCGACAATCGCGCCGCTGGGGGCCGTGACGGTCGTAAACGCCGACGTGCCGTTGCCGATCACCACGCCCGTCAGGGTCGCCGCGCCCGTGCCGCCGTTGGCTACTGGCAGCGTTCCCGTTACACCCGTCGTAAGTGGTAGACCTGTGGCGCTCGTCAAAGTGGCGCTTGCAACTATGCCTAGCGCCGTCGCGTTACCGGAAGCGTCCAGATTAACCGACTTCTCAGCCGGGTAAGTGGCAAAGACATTCGAGGTGCCTGCAAGGGTGATTGCCCCACCACCTATGCTCGATGACAGGATCGTTGTACGTGCCATCGTCGTGCCCGAGAGCGTGTAGGTGCCAACGCCAACTTCCCAATCCGTTCCGCTGGTGATCGTGTAGTAGGTCGTGTTGGCGTTACCGATAGCCGCAAACGACTGGAAACCACTAACAGCGCCAGCAAGAGTTACCGTGCCGGTGCCAGTAGTGGTGGTCGTTTCCTGTACGCGGTTAGCAACGACAAGAGCCATAAATAGTCCTTACGTCGCTTGAAACACACCGTTTGTAGCATCAAGCGTAACAGTGACAGTTTCGCCAGCCGAAACAAGTTGGCTGCTACCATAATCCCAATACGCCACTGGCGTGCTGGTGGTAGTATCCCACATTATCGCATACCTGAAGGTAAAACCAACACCCGTAGCCGTCCAAGCAGTTGGACTAGCCAGCACCAACTTATATGTCCCGGAAGTTTGTGCCGCGCTAGTAATCGTAGCTGCGTTACCGCCAGCCGTGTAACCCGCCGCCG